ATCTCTACTGCTTTATTTAATATTTCCTTTTTTAAGATAGTTAAAGAAGTATAATCTATTTCTTCTGAAGAAATTCCTATTAATTTGCTTACAGAATCTTTATAATTTATATTTTTTGCTTCCTCGTTTAACTTATCGGTATGTCTTTTAGAAATATCATTGATAGAATTTAAAGTATCTTTTTGTATTTTTTTTATGTCTTCGTTGATAGAAGAAGGATTACCCAACAACATTCCCAATAATTTATCGGGATCAATTGATCCCGATACAGAAACACCTTGGCTTTTTAAAAAATCTCCTAATTCTTCAAATGACATATAGAATACTTAATCTATATGTACTTCTTTAGTGGATTAAGACGTTAAAAATAATATACTATCTACATCTATATTCTTAGTAAAATCTTGATGTTTTACTTTGGAAATTTCATCTAATTTATTTTTCCAAACAACTGCTTTTTCTAAAACAGTTTGAACAAGTGCTGCTGGAAGTTTTTCAATTACTTGAATTTTTTGTGGTATATTTAATTTATCATACCCTAAATCAGTGTCTCCTAATTTAATACTTTTTATAAATTTTGAAGTTTCCCCTAAGAATGCTCCAACAACAACACTTTTAAATTCTTCTACGTTATTTTCCTTTTTATCTTTTCCGTAAATGTATAAATCGAATTTGTCTTCTTCGGAAAAAAGTGGCATTTCTATAGTAGTTTCTAATTCTACATTATTTTTTGAAAATTTTATAACTTCTTGCGTTGGATGCTCGTATGTATTTATTTTATCTATTATATCTTTTAATGGAATAAGCGAAGATATTTTAGGTTCTTCTTGAAATACAATTTCTATATTGTCTGATATCTGTGCTCTCATTGCAAATGCAATAGAAAACTTGTCCGCTATAGTAAACTTCTCTATTACTTCTTTAGATTCTGTGCAATTAGAAGAAACTATCTCGTAAAAATGTTTAGAAAATGTAGATTTTGCAACTGTAGAATCTATAGCAGACTCTAAAAGACCTTTTTGTTGTTTAGCACTTAATTCTTCAATTTTAACATGTCTTTTTAATGATGGTATCCAGACATCAGTTGTAAATGCCTCCTTAGAAGCATTGCTTAGTATGTTTAAGGCATCGTTAAAGTTTATTTGAGTTGTAGATTGTTCTGACATATGACTAATTACTCGCCTACTCTCCAAATTCATCCATTAAATCTTCCAAGGGAGTGTTGTTTTTGCTTGTAGATTCTGATTTTTTTTGAGAGTTTTCTGATTCTTCTTTTATAAAAGAACAAAAAACTCTTCTATCTGATACCGATAAACTATCTATATATAAAGGATTTATGTTTTTAGATGACAATATGTAATATTCTTGATATATATTTCTCAAATTATCTGAAAATATAAATCTCATTAGTTGTTGTTGAGATTTATTATATGGATTATATTTAAAAAAATCCATTTTTTTAATACCAAACAAATTTTCTTTGGATATTGCTAAAATAGCATTTAAAACCTTTTTTTGTATTTTTACTTTAACGGAAATTGGAAGTTTTTCATAAAGTTCTAATTTTTCTTCGCTTTTATATGCGGTAGTATCAATAAAAACATCATTTATAGTGATATTTTTTATATATTCTTGTATATTAGATAATATAGCAGTTCCTATTTCTTCTTTTTCTTTTAAAAAAAACTCTTTGGAAGTCATATTTGGCCAATCTATACATATTTTTAAATTTTTATGTGTTATTATACAATCTTCCATAGCTTTTTTTGACTTTTCGTATAAATTTTTCATAAAAACATTCAAATTTATTGAAATTTTAGAGTCCATTTCATCAGAGTTGTCATTTGCTTTTAACATTAACTCTAAAGTTTCCCCAAAACTGTTTATTCTTAGTTTTATTATGAATAAAAAATAATCAATTATATTTAATTTGTATATATCTTCTTTATTTTCAACACAATTAAATATTATTTTTTTTACTATTCTTGAATATTCTTTAGAATTTTCTTCTTCTATGGGAAATAGTAAATTTGTTTTAGCTAAAATTAATTGTTCTTTTGAATTTATATCTCTATAGAACAATTCTACATTAGAAAGTGGCATCTCAACTGAATACAAGAAATATTCCATATATAAGATTTACCTAACTTCTTATAAGTTACAACTTAATTAATATTTTTTTTAAAATATTACTTCACTAGTTGGAAATACGCCTCCGGTTGATCTTCCATTTGAAGGATTTGTAAATGAAGATCCCGTACTATTACTAAACATAGCTCCTGTATTGTCAAAAAGCGTTATATTATTATTTGTAGCTGAATTTTTAGGCGGTTGTAAAAAAGAATAATCTCCAAAAATTGCGTAATTTACACTTCCTTCTACATTTGTAAAATCCATTCCAATATTATTTTTTAATGAAACATTTGGCATAGCAGGAGTAATTCCTGTTAAATTCCAGAGATTGTTTGTAGTTGGATTATTTGTGGTTGTATTATTTGGATTTATATTTCTAGTAGCTGTGGATTGCGTATTACTAATTAATTGATTTGTTTGTTTAGCAGATACACTATAAGAATCATATATAAACTCTACTGTATATGATTGTAAACCCACATTAGAATGTCTAGAAGTAAAATTACTTATAGAAATGGGAGCTACTCCATGAAATCTGAATCCCTTTCTATAAGCGGGCTTAGAACCTGATCCTGTTTTTGCTATATACATAACATCAAAATCTAATGCTTTAACATTTAAATTTCTATTGTCTCTAGTTACAAATCCCAAATGACTAACCGCTATTAGCCATGGTCGTATTACAAAATCTACAAAAGATGCATTTGTTTCTGTAAAAGTTACAGAAAATGTTCTAAAATCATTTCTTTTATTAACAGTAGCGGCTCCTTGAAAACCAGCATGATATACTCCTTTAGTACTTGCGTCTACACTATCAGATGGTAAAGTAACACCTTCTGCAAATACACAAGCAAGAAACTCATGTCCACTCTGATATTTTTTTGATATCAGAGTTTTGATAACACTTGAAGATACATCCCAATCAACAGAATCAGATGATCCATTTTCATATTCTCTGACTAGATTTATTATATCACTTTTTAATATAGGCAAAGAATCAAAATTTATAGACAAAAACCACTGACTATCTATTGCAATAGCAGACGGCCATTGACTTAAAATATCTAAATAGTAGGGTATAGGACCTGTTGAAGCCATTTCCAAATACTTATACTAAATAACTATTTTATTATTGGATTATGAGAGGAGAAGATTCTGGTTGTACCCAATATTGGTATGCAATTGTTGCTTGTAAAGTAACAATTTCACCAGCAGCAGTAACATCAAGATTATAATCACCTATATTAGTGCAATATGCACCTACTAAGTTATAAACTCTTTGTACGTTTCCGTCTTTACCCATTAAGGCAATTCCTACACTACCTAAATTTTTTACTTCATACGAACCAGTACTTGTTGCATCATCAAATGTTGCTCTAGTCCAAAGTTCCAATTTTTTACGAATTCCTAAATCTTGAGGCATTCTGAATGTTACATTCCAGCCTTCACTTCCAGGATAATTTGCAGTTCCTGGAACATTAAATTTAAGTCCCATGAATGGAACAGAAACGTTGTTTATTGCTCTTTTAGGAAGAGATGTAGTAGTTATGTACACCAAATCTTTAGCATCAAAAACAATATTCGATGATCCTGATGTTATATAAAGAACACGAAAGAGATTTGTTCTTGCGAAGTCTCTATTAATAGCGTTCTGAAAGAAGTTATTTATGTCTTGGTTTTGAAATAGATTTGCCATATGTATATATTTATCTTAAAAGGTTATCCAATAAGTTCACTAAAATTAACACCAGTGCGTGTAGCAACGAAATCTGCTAAAATAAATTCAGCGGTTCTAACTGGTTGAATGTAGATGGATAATCTCATTTCATTATTATCGATTACATCTGGAGTATTGTTTCTTTCATCACATACAATTCTATAATCATATAAACCATCATTGTTTTTGGCTTGAGTGAATATAGGTGCTAAGGAATTAACAACTCTAGTTCTTGTAGTGAATGTATTTCCTTCAAATAAATAGTATTTTAAAACCGCTTTAGTGGCTTTTTCAAGTGTTAAGAAAAGTCTTCTAACATTGA